AATCAACGTCTAAGAGACAAAGCCTTAGCATTGCATGTGGAAAGAAACAGACTTGCTGAAAAAGTTAACTCCTTAAAAGAAGAACTTGATAGGTATCAAAAACAATTGACTCAGGTGGATAAGGACATGGCTACTGCATATAAAACATCCGAGCAGCTGCATGATGAATCAACAGAAGAGCTTGAAAATAACATAGCTAATATTGAAAACATCAATCATAAAGTTAGAGCGAACCTTGATAAAGATAAAGCTGAAGAAGATGCACTTGATTATGTAAATCAATACAATACATTATCTGTGAAAATTGATGAAATAAGACAATCAAAAATTGATTTATTAAAGAATGCTAACTTACCGTTACCTGGACTTTCTGTTGTCGATGGCGAACTTACTTATGAAGGCTACAAGTGGGACAATATGTCTGGTAGTGACCAATTAAAAGTCTCTACAGCAATAGTAAGAAAACTCAATCCTAAATGTGGTTTCGTGCTCTTGGATAAGCTTGAACAAATGGATGTAGATACATTAAAAGAGTTTGGCGAATGGTTAGAGCAAGAAGGTTTGCAGGCTATAGCAACACGTGTCAGCACCGGCGATGAATGCTCAATCATAATTGAAGATGGCTATGTAGCAGGTGAAAGAATATTAGATGATGAAGCTCCTAAGATGGAAGCTCCAAAATGGAAGGCAGGTGAATTTTAAATGGAAAAAGATATTCTTATTATAAAAAAAGAAACATTTAGTAATGAAGATTACATGAAACCTTTAAAAGTATCGACAGAATTACACACACAAGTTAAGCAGCTTGCTGATGAAGCCAATCAGCCTATAAGTAAAATATCATGTATGCTTGTTGAATTTGCATTAGCACGTGTGAAAATAGAAGATTAAGGAGGTATTTTAATGGAAGTTATAACAGGAAAATTATCTAAACCTCAAAAAGTTGTTGTGTATGGTCCTGAAGGAGTTGGTAAATCAACCTTTGCATCTAAATTTCCGAACCCGCTGTTCATCGACACAGAGGACAGTACAGTCAATATGGATGTGGCAAGATTTCAAAAGCCATCATCCTGGACAATGCTTAGACAACAGGTTGATTATGTTATTAAAAATCCAACTATTTGCAAGACATTAGTTGTTGATACCGCAGACTGGGCTGAAAGATTATGTATTGAAAATATTACATCAACAGCTAAAGTTACTGGTATTGAAGATTTTGGATATGGTAAAGGTTATGTTTATCTTGAAGAGGAATTTGGAAGATTATTAAATCATTTACAAGAGGTCATTGAAGTTGGTATAAATGTGGTTGTCAATGCTCATGCAATAATGAAAAAAATTGAACAGCCTGAAGAAGTCGGCGGCTACGATCACTGGCAGATGAAACTCGAAAAGAAAACAATGCCGTTACTAAAAGAATGGGCAGACATGATACTATTTGCTAACTATAAAGTTTATGTTGTAAACGTGGATAACCAGGGAGCTCAAAAAGGTAAGAATAAAGCTCAGGGCGGAAAGAGGGTAATGTATACAACCCATAGTCCATGGTGGGATGCTAAGAACCGTCATAATCTGCCGGATGAACTACCATTTGACTATAGCCATATAGCTCACATATTTGAGAGCCAAACACAAAAGAATCAAGCACAGCAACCTAAACAACAAGTGACTATAGTTAATCCGGAAGCACTAAAAGAAGTACAACAAGCGAATGCTACAGCTCCACCTATTACCACAAATAAACCGATAGAAACATCAAAAGAACATACTAAGGTAAATACACCTGAAACATCTAAAGATGATTATAAAGGATTACCAAAAGCTTTGGTTGATTTACTTAAAACTAATAATGTATCGGTTGAAGAAGTTCAGATTGTTGTTGGTAAAAAAGGATACTATCCGGCTAATACACCTATAGTAAATTATGACCCAGCTTTTATAGACGGAGTATTAGTAGGTGCTTGGGGTCAAGTATATAACATGATTTTAGAATTTAGAGAAGAAAATAATATATTTATACCAGTAGATATTGATGACATACCATTTTAAAGGAGGAAAATATAATGAGTGATATTGAAAGAGAATTAGGGTGGGATGACCCAATAGAAAATGACGGTCCGGAGTTTTTAATACTTCCAGCAGGCGATTATGATTTTGAAGTAATAGGAATTGAAAGAGGAAGACATAGTGGAAGTGAAAATCTTCCGCCTTGCAATAAAGCAATTGTTTCTATTCAAATTGAAGGTGCTGAAGGAACGTCTATTATTAAGCATAATTTATTTTTACACACAAAAACGGAAGGCTTGATATCTGCATTCTTTAGGGCGATAGGGCAGCGAAAAAAAGGTGAGCGAATACAGCCTAATTGGAATGCAGTTGTAGGAACAACAGGTAGAGCAAAAGTAGGTGTAAAAAAATGGATATACGAAGGAAAAGAATATGAAGGTAACGAAATAAAAAAATTTTATTTTCCTGATGAGGAGGGAAAACAAGCTACTTGGCAATCAGGGAGGTTTTAAGACATGGAATTAAGACCATATCAACAGGAAGCAAAAGAGGCCATTCAAGCTGAATGGGAAAAAGGTAATAAAAAAACCTTATTGGTACTACCTACAGGGACTGGAAAAACTATAGTTTTTACAAAATTAGCTGAGGATTGTGTAAGAAATGGTGAGCGAGTTTTAATACTTGCTCACCGGGGTGAACTCCTTGATCAAGCTGCAGATAAATTAAGTAAGTCTACTGGATTAAGGTGTGCTGTTGAAAAAGCTGAAGACAGCTCCTTAAATAGTTGGTTCAGAGTGGTAGTTGGTTCCGTTCAATCTCTTATGAGAGAGAAAAGACTTAATCAGTTTAGTAAAGACCATTTTGATTCAATAGTTGTAGACGAAGCACATCACTGCATTTCAGATAGTTATCAAAAAGTTTTAAATCACTTTGAGGATGCTAAGGTGTTAGGGGTAACTGCTACACCGGACCGTGGAGACATGAAGAATTTAGGTTCATATTTTGAGAGCTTAGCATATGAATATACATTACCAAAGGCAATTAAGGAAGGATTTCTAACACCTATAAAAGCACTAACTATACCATTAAAGTTAGACCTTACAGGTGTTGGCCAACAGGCGGGAGATTTTAAAACAAGTGATTTAGGTACAGCTTTAGATCCTTATCTTTATCAGATAGCAGATGAGATGGCTAAGTATTGCATGGATAGAAAATCAGTTGTGTTCCTTCCTTTAATCAAGACAAGTCAGAAGTTCACAGAGATATTAAATTCTAAAGGATTTAATGCAGCTGAAGTAAATGGCGAGAGTAAAGATAGAGCAGAAGTATTGGAAGACTTTGATAAAGGAAAATACAACGTACTATGTAACAGTATGTTACTTACTGAAGGTTGGGACTGTCCATCAGTGGATTGTATAGTTGTTCTTAGACCAACAAAAATAAGAAGTTTATATAGCCAGATGGTAGGTCGTGGTACAAGACTTAATCCAGGTAAGGACCATCTACTTTTATTAGACTTTTTATGGCATACTGAGCGTCATGAACTATGTCATCCAGCACATCTAATATGTGAGAACGAAGAAGTTGCTAAGAAAATGACAGAAAACATAGAAACTGCAGGATGCCCGGTTGACATTGAAGAAGCTGAACAAAAAGCTACTGAGGATGTAGTAGCACAAAGAGAAGAAGCCTTGGCAAACCAACTAAAAGAAATGAGAAGCAGGAAACGAAAACTTGTAGACCCCTTGCAGTTTGAAATGAGTATTCAAGCTGAAGACTTGGCAAGCTATGTACCGGTCTTCGGTTGGCAGATGTCCCCAGCTTCAAATAACCAATTATCAGCTTTAGAAAAATACGGAATATTTCCAGATGAAGTAGATAATGCAGGCAAGGCATCATTGCTTTTAGACAGATTAAATACAAGAAAAATCGAAGGATTAACTACTCCTAAACAAATCAGGTTCTTAGAGAGTAGGGGATTTAATCATGTTGGAACATGGGATTTTAATGTAGCTAAGAATCTGATTAATAGGATTGCTGCAAATGGTTGGAAAATTCCACGCGATATTATCCCAAATGAATATAACCCTAAAAAGGAGTTATCTCATGGTATTAATTGACTTAACCAATAAAGTATTTGGAAGATTAAAAGTAATAAAACGAGCTGAATATAATATAGGCAAGCATCCTGCTTGGGAATGTATTTGCGAATGCGGTAATGACGTTATAGTTAGGGGTGATCATTTAAGAAATGAATTAATCCGTAGTTGTGGATGCCTTGAAAAAGAAAATAGAATGAAAGGTGCAAATTATAAGCATGGCGGAAGAAATACCAGATTATATTCTATTTGGTCTGGTATGCTAAAACGTTGTAATAATAAAAATTGTCACGCTTATCAAAATTATGGTGGTAGAGGAATAAAGGTATGTGATGAATGGTTAGATTATGTAAATTTTAGAGATTGGGCTATTCAAAATAACTATTCAGATTTACTAAGTATAGACAGAATAAATAATGATGGCAATTACGAATCTTCTAATTGCAGATGGGCAAATGCTAAACAGCAAGCAAATAATAGAAGAACACGGATGAGGTAATAGGATGGTAGACAATAAATATGACTTATTAGAAATCTTAGATTACATAGACCCGGCAATGCTGGACTACCAGGAGTGGGTTAATGTAGGCATGGCACTTAAAGAAGCAGGTTACACCGCATCAGTATGGGATGATTGGAGTAGTAAAGATAGTAGAAGGTATCACCCGGGGGAATGTTTCAAAAAATGGGACACATTCCGGGGAACAAGTAAACCTGTTACAGCAGGTACTATTGTACAAATGGCAAAGGACCAGGGATGGCAGCCTGAACATTATGAAGCAAAAGAAAGCAAATCACTTGATTGGGACGATATGATTGGCTCAAAAGATGAACAAGTAATAATAGATAAAAATTGGTTGGAAGGTAAGGAAGTAATCGAACCTTCCGACTGGGATCCTGTTGGTCAACTTGTAAAGTATCTTGAAATATTATTTGAAAGCACTGAAAATGTGGGTTATGTAACAGATAGTTGGGAGAAGGATGGAAAGTATCTTCCTACAAAAGGAGCATGGGACCGCACAGCTGGCGAACTTATACAGCTGTTTAATAAATGCAATGGTGATATAGGTTCTGTAATTGGTGACTATAAAGAAGAAGCAGGAGCATGGATAAGATTTAACCCTTTAGATGGAAAGGGCGTAAAAAATGAGAATGTAACAGATTTTAGATATGCACTTGTAGAATCTGATGACATGCCTATAGACCAGCAACATGCTATTTATAGAGAGTTAGAATTGCCTATAGCGTGCCTGGTTCATTCTGGTAGAAAAAGCTTACATGCAATTGTAAGGATTGAAGCAGGCACATATGAAGAATATAGAAAAAGAGTTGACTATCTTTATAATATCTGCAAGAAAAATGGATTGAAAGTTGATAATCAAAATAGAAATCCTTCAAGGCTTTCAAGGATGCCTGGCATCATGAGAAATGGACAAAAACAATTTCTTGTTGATACCAATATAGGCAAGGATAGCTATAAAGAATGGCAAGAATGGATTGAAAGTATTAATGATGATCTACCGGAGCCGGAATCATTAGTAGAGTTTTGGGACAATCTTCCGGAATTATCTCCATCCCTTATAGATGGGTTATTAAGGCAAGGACATAAAATGTTATTAGCAGGTCCGAGTAAGGCGGGCAAATCCTTTGCACTTATAGAGCTTTGCGCTGCAATAGCAGAAGGTAGAGAGTGGTTAGGCTGGAAATGTGCTCAAGGCAAAGTACTATATGTTAACCTTGAATTAGACCGAGCAAGTTGCTTGCATAGGTTCAAGGATGTGTACGAAGCTTTAGGTTGGGCTCCGGATACCTTGCAGAACATAGATATTTGGAACTTAAGAGGAAAGGCTGTGCCTATGGATAAGCTTGCACCTAAGCTAATTAGGAGGGCACAGAAGAGAAACTACATAGCTATTATTATTGACCCAATATATAAAGTTATTACCGGAGATGAAAACTCGGCTGATCAAATGGCTCACTTTACTAACCAATTTGACAAGGTATGCACTGAGCTTGGGTCTGCAGTTATATATTGTCATCATCATAGTAAAGGTTCACAAGGCAATAAAAGAAGCATGGACAGGGCATCAGGCTCTGGAGTATTTGCGCGTGACCCGGATGCATTACTTGACCTCATCGAATTAGATTTGAGTGATAACCTTTTAAAACAGGTCGAAAATGATGCAATATGCAAGGTATGTGAGACGTGGATTAAGAAATATGCAGCAGCGGATTGGGATGAGGAAGTATCAAGGGATGATTTATGTTCTGCATCGGTAATGACTGAAATAAGTAAAAAATTATTAAAAACAAATGAATTCAAGAACCTTGAAAATCAAATAAATGAAGTTAAAAGCCTTGCACAGCAACGTACTGCATGGCGCATAGAAGGAACGTTAAGAGAGTTTCCGAAGTTCCCTCCTAAAAACATATGGAAA